TGAGTGCGCGCTTCGTCCGCCGCAATCGCCGCGTAGAACATCTTGAGCTTGTGGGGAGGCATGGCCTTCAACGCGAAGGCCAGATCATCCTTGCTCATGTTCATGTAGGTCTTGAGGTTCATTTGCTTTCTCCAATCAGGTTGTTCATCGAGTTACCTCGCGAGGTAACCGGATGAACAACCAAGCGCCGCCTGATCTAATTCAGGCGTTACTTGATCGACGCTTGATTGTTCGAAAGGGAATTTGTTGGGACCAATTCGTGACCCCGGCGCGAGACGCTGCCCCACATCAAGCCCTTTCCGGGCATCGAAAGTTATCGGCGATGGCCAGCTCTGTTGCCGCTGTGTCTGGGGAAGAGCCTTAGTACATCCGATTTCGAAGTAGTGAAGTTCGCGTCTCTTAACTTGCGCCTGTTTACAGGCTTCGCCGATACCGCTTTCGCGGTAGAGACTGAGCTATATGCTCGGTTATGAGAGTGGCGGCTTACACGACCCATGCTTCGGCACCACACCCGCTACACCCAATTGGGGCCGCCCTTTGCTACGATGGGCGCTTAGTCTACGCGGCACCGTTGGGGCGACACGTTACCTCCGAAGGTAACGCCGGAACTCCCAGCCAGTGGTCTTGCCTCAGTACCGGGGGAAGTTGCATCCCTCAGTCGGTACAACCTAGCATCGGGGGAAGGGGGCCACTCGGGGGGTGGACTGGACGGGGGGTGGCCCCACCCAGCCGGGCTTTGATTGGGTACCTTAAAAATATAGATTGGAAAAAACCCAAGGTTACTCGAAAGTTACTTCACTTGCCCATCAGAACAAGTAGACGCGCCCACTACATCCAGTCATAGCTACGCAATCACCCGCTATACGCAGGAGCTGAAACATGGACGCGCTTGCCCTCTCTACGCCCACACCTATGCAGACAGCGCTTGGCTTGATGTCGACCGAGGAAATGAGTGGCGTGCTGCAGGTATCGCCCCAGACACTGGCGACGTGGCGCTGCAAGAAGCGCGGCCCGCCGAGCATCAAGCTGGGCAAGAAGGTCTTCTACCTGATTGCGGACTTCAATCGCTGGACCCAGTCCGAAGCGAAGCGCCAGCAAGGGTGGCGTGCCGCCCCATATCCCCTGCCATCACAAACCCACACCTTTACAACGTCCTCAGAGACGCTGACGAACGCGCGGGAAAACGTCTAACTCAGCGCCCATACCGCCCAGAAGTATATCGCCGCCCACACGGTGAGCGAGAATAGCAAACCTGCAGTGATACCGAGGCCCCTGTCTTCAGGCATGGCTACAGCGGCTTCAACACGACAACGAACAACACCACCATCGCCAGTACCGTCAACCACAACAAGGTCAGTGGTTCTAGGTCCATTTTTCCCACCAGTAACCCGCGTGGACTTCACGTCCACGCACCCGCTCGCATCTTCTGCCGCGCCACGCGCGGCCTGCGCCCCAGTCTTAGGGCGAACGTATTCGCCATGCCGCCGTGAGCCGCCAGACAAAGATACTGCAGCGCGTCCATGACATGCGAATATTCATTATTGTCAGGCGTTAGCTTTCGCATTCCGTTGCGGGTGCGGGCATATCGGTAACCTCCTCCCAATGCTCGCACCAAGACTGGGCATCGGTCGCGGTCCACGATGAAAGCAGGGCCTCCGTCCCGTTGACCAAGCAGGAACGCTTCGACGGCCCGTAAACGCGGATCGATATCGTTGGTTGGTGCCGGGAAGGCGTGCATACCAAGTCGCTTAAGAACATCGAAGGTTGTTTCTTCATAGATCGAACTCTTTGAAATTCCGCTAGGATCGCCAACCATCGCGATGGGCTTGCCGAGATATCGCTCGTGCATCAGCGCGGGGCGCAGCGCCCGGTCGATGTGCATCTCTAGGCCAGTGTCTTCGGCGATAACCTCCTGCAGCACCAGCAACCTTCCCTTGTGATCAAGCTGCCCGATAACGCTACAAGGATCGCGTCCAAAGTCCTGCCCGACGATGAGGGGCTGGGCAGACACAGGCAGGACATCTTCTCTGACGTGAAATGATCTGTTGAACGACTCGCGGAACACTGCGGTGCCGCTGGGGTCGTTGCCGTACTTAGCGTGAACATAACGTAGAACCCAGTCAGTGCCGTGCCCGCGCGCAAGCCTCTCATAATAACTTCGCCCCTGTGCAATACGCCGTTCGTCATCCACCGCCAGTTTCATCGTGTCTGCGGTCTGCGTCAACCACGGCAAGTTTTCAGCGTCGGGTTCAAGACCGCCGGGCTGGATGAAAATCTGCCAGTCAATCGGCGTGTCCGTGTGCATGAACTTGTACCACTCGGTCCCTTCCGAGGGCATGTTGGTGTCGGCGATCATACCAAACCAAGTCGCACCCCCCATCTGGGCGGATGGATACCGCCCAAGTCGTCCCGACAACGAGTCGACCAAGTCTACATGCATCTCGATAGCTTCGGACATCCAGACGCCCGTCAGCTGCATAGACAGCAACCTTCTTTGGTCTTCGGGGCTGTCTAGCGGGATGAGTACCCACTCGCTCCTCACATCGCCTATCGAGATGTAGATCGTGTTGTCGCTGACCTTGTAAGAAACTATTCCCTCCAGCCATTGGATGATGTCCTTCAGCACCGTGTCTTTGAGTTGCTTCAGTGTCTGCCGGACGATAGCCCAGCGCGTGTGCCTGATGCCGTCTTGGGAAGGCGCTTGCTCGCATGATCTCCTGAGCAATTCAAAGATGCATGCGGTGGTCTTGCCGCTACCTACTGGTCCCGCAATCAGTCGACCAAAAGAAGCGCTCTGCATAAATCTCCCGCACGTCGGTGGCGCTTTATAATTTATCGCCTTCACTTTTCTTCTCCCTTCGCCCCGCCCCATGCGCTACTCGCGCGGGCGGGCTCAGGTTCATGTTCGATGGTTACCTGCGAGGTAATATCCTTCGCGAACGATATCGGTTCGACTTTATCGCCCATCGATATGTTGATCACGAAGCGCTCGCCGACATTGCCCACGACTTCGCCGGGCATGCCTAGCCCGGCAATCCGGGCCAGCATCTTGCCCGCCTCGATCACTGCCGGGAGCGCTTCCTCATGGTCGTGCATCCTCGTGTTCAACTCGGGGAGCCACTCCTCCAGCATCGATGCCGACTTCAATTTCACCCGCTCGTGGGTGTTCAATGCGGTCTGCCACGCCTCGACCTCGGTACCCAGCAAAGTCTGAAACTTGGTGTTTCGTTGTAGCTGAGACCATGTTTCGTCGGATATGGCATGCTGTTTGAGTATTATTGGGAGCGGCTGGATATCCATCGCGATCTCTCGCGCCAGCTTCACCATCACCAAGTCGGAGTTGCTGGGGTCAAGAAGAACTTGTGTCATCATGCGTTCCACGGTCTAGATAGGGTGGTCCTCTTGGTCTAAAGGTTTAGCATGGCAGTCGGAGCTATTGGACCTTTTCAGGGGCGGGGCGTGATGCGGGTCGTGCCGCCCGCGCAGCTCAACGCTGCCATTAAACTCGCTGACGAAGAAAAAGCCAGAGCCGCGAAACCCGTCACCGAAGAAGTGGCGACCGGTCTTGCCGGATACATCCGCGCAGAGTTCGAAGCGTTCAAGCAACACCGCAACACAGGTGGCTCCGGTTGGAGCGAACGGCTTCTCTCCTGCCTTAGAGTATTCAACGGTCAGTACGACGCCAGCAAGCTCGCAGAGATCAAGCAGTTCGGCGGCAGTGAAGTCTACGCGCGCCTCATCTCTATGAAGTGTCGTGGTGCTTCCTCCCTCTTGCGTGATGTCTATCTCTCCAACGAACGCCCTTGGGGGCTGGAGCCGCCCGCCGATCCCGACGTCCCGCCAGAGATCATCCAGTCCATCACCCAGCTGGTGACTGTCGAGGCGCAGACCCAAGCCGCAGCCGGTGCGCCGATAGATGCGCTATCGATACGCGACCGCACATTCAGCTTGATGGAAGCCGCACGGCAGGCAGCCAAGAAGCGCGCTGCAAAGCAGGCGCAGGTTGCCGAGGAGAAGATGGACGAGATCCTCTCCGAGGGGAAATTCTACGAGGCGATGGCGGCGTTCTTGGTGGACATCCCGATGTTCCCCTTCGCCTGCATCAAGGGGCCAATCGTCAAGATCGTGCCGGTGGTCAACTGGAAGAACGGCGCTGCCGTCATCGACCAGAAGCCGCGACTGTTCTGGGAGCGCAAGTCACCCTTCGATCTGTGGTGGACGCCGGGCTGCGGTGACATCGAAGACGCTGCCGTCATTGAGCGCAGCAGAGTGTCGCGTGCGGACCTTAATGATCTGCTCGACCTCCCCGGATATGACGTCAAGGCAATACGCGCCGTGCTGGACGAGTACGGGCGCGGCGGGCTGAACGAGGACTGGGACACCACCGACTCCGAGCGCGCGGTACAAGAGTCGCGCGAGAACCCCAATATGAACCGGTCGGGGCTGATCTCATGCCTAGAGT